TATAGCGTTGAATCTTTTAAAGTGATTCCGTGATATGTAGCATTATATATTGCGTTCTTCTCAGCATGTACTACATATGCATATTTGATATCTCTATCTAAATACCTATCTTCACTATCTCCAATACCTTGAGGAAACCCATTATAACCAGTTGCTAATATTCTACGTTCATCAGATACGAATACTGCACCAATTTTTTTAGATGGGTCTTTACTCCAAGTTGAGATTTCTCTCGCTATATTAAGGAATCTTGAATCCCATTTATACATAATAACTTTTCACTGTTTTAAATGCTTCAATGTGTTTTTGTATTTCAGCTAAATCTTCTTGAATGTTAGTTGAGAAATGAGCGTAGTTTAAACCACCATCGTCATTTGCCCTGTCTTCGAACGCTTCTTCGAAATGTTCAATTGCATTATTAAGACTTTCAACCACAATTTCATCACATTGTTCATCTGTAACTTCAACCTTTATTGCCATCAATATATTCCTGTATAAAATTAAAGTGTCTTTCGTATACGTGAAAGTTAGAAGCGGTCCAAATTAATTCACCAACTTCAACACCTAAGTCATTTGCAAGTTTTTCTTGAACGTGTTTTGCCCAAGCATAATCATTATTATAACCAAAGACTGCATCGTTTGAACGCATAATATAATGCGAAACTAATCTATTATTTCTGATATAGAACGTATTAGCATAAGTACACATAAAATCGTTCATACCATTTTTGTTAAAATCAGTATGCATGCTTGGTCGATTATAAATCATTGTCGCACGTCTTGAGTTTGGATTAGACTTTAATTCTTGTTTTACTTTTTGGTATTGATTACCATTCTCATCAGAATAGATACACCAACCATAGTTTGAATTAATCTTACCTTCTTCAGATGAGATGTCTTTCCAAATTTGTGGAGTTTCACCAGGGATGTCATCAACATACAGTGATTGCATTTCATACCAACGCAATTCACGTTTGATGTATTCATAAGCTGGTTTACGAATAACATAATCTTCATCAGCAATAAATGTGGCACCAATGACTTCAACAGTCTTAGCACCTGTTCTATCAATAACCCAATCACCTTGAAGAAAATCAGTTACGATTTGATTACGAATATCTCTAACTCTTAACATTAAATTGTTTCCAATAGTGTTTCAATATCATCTAGTTCAGCTACAACTGCTGGTAGATTTTGTTTATGATAAATCCTAGCCATTTTACGTAGAATATTTTTAGGAATATCTACATCGTCAGCTAAGGCATTAATTGCTTCTTTTTGAAAATCACGTTCGGCTTCTACTCTAGTAAATGAATTACTCATTTCTTCCATAGCACCTTTAATTCTTTTCTTATCTTCATCACTTGAAGGTATAATCACATTACTCATTATTTAGTCCTCTTATTAAATGCATCATTGCGGGAATCTTGGCCTGGTATTTTACCACGACAAAATGAAACAAAGAAACTCGCATAGTTAATTAAATCTTTTGCTGAATCTTCAAGAGATTCGAAGTTTGGATTATAATCATCACTTTGCATAGCTTCCATAACCGATTTCATACGTAGCATTTTTGCATGCATGATATCGTGAATAGTTACAATACCATTAGGATAGTATTGTGCTTGTTGTACAGTTGAATTAGGATTCTGATAATCCCTAGATTTTTTCAACTGAAGGTCGATACATTCTTGAAGAACGTTGACCGCTTCGGGGTTATTATTTTTAGGCATTAGTTTCCCTCATAGTTAAAATCATTTTATATTCATCGAGAGTAAGAGTTCCCATGTTTCTGTTATGTTCGCTTCTTACCATCGCACCATTCTCAATTACACTCTTACCACCTTGTGACCAAGGAGTATCATGTCCAAATACAGCATCGTCAAGTTCTAAAGGTTTTCCATCAATTGCACAAACATAACCTTGTGCTGCTAATGCTTCTTCTCTATCGAGTTTACCTAGAGAACGTTTCGTATCTAAAACTGTAATTCCATCTGGTATTATATCACAGTTTCCGTGAATTGTAAACTGTTTATATACAAGTTTCTGTGCATTACCTGCAGCTGAGTGTCTTCGATACTTTCTGACAAATTCCTTAACAAAGAAGGTGGTATCATTGTATTCAATCGTTTCTTTTTCGAGAGACGTATCATTTTTGCCAGTAAGTAGTGTATAAGTTTTCATAAAGAACTTAAAGAAGTCCTCATCATTATCAATTTTAAACTTATCGAATTGTTCAACCAATCCAAAGTAATACACAGAAAAAGCCGAGAAGATTGCGTCATTTAAACCAAACTTACGGAATACACGTAATTTTAAAGCAGCGTCTAAGAAATCGTCTACTCTTGATTGTACAGTTTTAGGAATCTCATTATCTTCACGACATAGTGTTTCGATTTCTGTTTGACCAGCATCAACTAAACCTTTACCCATAGAACGGATTATTGCGATAGCAACAAACTCGTCCCATCTACGTCTTGGGTTGGGTTGGTCATCAACCCAGTTTGGCACAACAACTTTACCATCAGGTTTAATTTGTTTTTCGAACAACGGATGTGGTTCATTAGAATACTCGCGTACATACGAAGTTTTTCTACGTATATACTCACACACTTTAGATTCTTCATCAGACATTACCATTTCCATAAAGTTGGTTGGTGTTGTCGTGTTGATATTTCTAAATAGACGTGAAGCTTCAGAAGAAGTACATACTCTTACGTCAACTGGTATATCGACATCACTCAGATTAAAATCTGAATCAATGTATTTCTCACCATCGATGAGAATCTTTCCAGTATAGTAAGCTTTAAGAGCTCGACAGCGGTGTCCGCCATCAATTACAAGATAATCACAACCATAAATCTTTTGTGCTTCGACATCATTGCGAATGTCTCGAATGGTTAACATTCCAGCACCATAACCGGACATGAGTCCTTTGATAATTGCGATTGATTTTTTTACGCCGGAAGAGACGGGAGGTCTCTGGCCAATTGGGTCGGGATTTAATTTTCCCGTATTAAGAAGGTCTACAATTTCTTGCGCAGACATTACTTTTACGTTATATTCCATAATCGTTTCTACTCCGATTTATAAGTTAGTTCAATGACCATCAACTAGGTCACATATAGGTCTCGGCAGAGGTTGTCCGTTTTGGTGTTCCTTACTTTCACTCGGTTGATATACCTCGAAACTTTCGTCGCTTGGTATATCTGTTGGTGTTTCAGGGGTTCCATATTAGGAGCAGTATTCCCTCTACCAAGGTGATTGTTGGTTCGTTACCGTCGTGGGTCCTAAACTTTCGTCTCGCCGTCATAGCCTATTCCCAACAATCTAGTATATTATACTATAGTTTTTCGTAAATGTCAACTGTTTTTGTGAAAAAAGTGCAACTTTTTACGGAAGTCTTGGTTGTGGTTTAATAACGAAATTGTTTTCAACGATGTAAAGTTTATCTTCAGCTTCAGCAAGTTTTGTAACTTCTAAATCGATTGTTTCGATAATACCAGGATGTTCTGCGACACCCACTTGTTTTTCTAACAATACATCAATATTTACTTTATGCTCTGCAATTTGAGCTTTATATTTCGCTACTAGAGCGTTTACGATTGGCTCTTTCATTCTATTCTCCCATTAAATAAATTCTTTAAGAAGAGGCCGTGGTTACCTTCGTGATTAGGAGCTTCCCAACCTTCAGGTTTTACTAAATCTGGAACACCTAAGGGATTAGGTCTAGATTCTTTCACACCAACTTCTTTTGCCATATTAGCATTGAGAACTCTATCCCATGCTTCATGTGGATTAACGCCATAAGCATCAAGTGTTCCTATGGCAACAACACATAGGTCGATTAATCCATCGACTATTTCTTCAGGGTCTCCTTCCTTAAACGCTTTCTTCGTTTCAGTTAGTTCTTCCTCAAGAAAATTAATTCTAAATTCTAAAAACTTTTTAAGCTTCTCAACATCATCACGATTATCCCAAACCCATTCACGAGTTTTATATTTCGTTTGCATGTTGTGAATGTCTTCTACCCAGTTTCTACTCATTTGGATATCCTTGTGCAATATAAACACCAATCATACCAATATCACCTTCAGATAGCATACCTGCTGTCGGCCACATCATTGCAGATTGTGGTCCTACAACTTCTTTATTTTTATATGCTAATAATTTTGAAATGATTTCATCAGCAGATTGTCCTTGTAATTTAGGACCGATTCCACCTTGACCCTGAGGTCCGTGGCAAGCTGCACAAGTATTCATTGTTGAACGAATAGGTGCAAATCTATCTTCAGCATTAGCTGTATTAGAGATAAGTAATGCTGCAATTACAATTAAATATTTCATTATAAACTTTCCTTTAGTTCGTTGAATCCACCAACGTGCTTTCCATCAACAACAATTTGAGGGAATGTTCTAGCACCTGGGAATAAGTCAAAAAATTCTGGTGGAGTATAATCTTCATTTAACATTTTGTATTGGTACTCCAACCCTTTCTGTTCACAAAGATTTTTTGCCATCGTACAATAGGCACACTGTTCTTTGCCATATATTACTACCATAGTTTCTCCTATACTAATTTTAATCCTGAATTGCCTGGTAATGCGATTCCACTGGTGACTTCGACAACTTGTTTCTTAAGTTCATCTGAAGGTTCAACCATAAACATTACGTGAGCTTCTCCGATTACAACTGGACCTCTTTTAGCGTAAGGTACAAATGGAACCATTCCAATTTTTCCTTCACCTGCAGGAACTAATAGAATTGCATCTGTTAAAGTATAGAATCCTTTATCATATGAAACTTTAGCTACTACTTCTTCACCTGTTGATAATCTTACGATATTGATATCACTCATAGTGTTCTCCTTAAATTTTGGCTATTATAACACATAATAGCGCATTTGTCAACTGTTTTATTCAAAACATTTACTTGGGTTAAAATCTGGAATTTCTGGTTCTACTGCCCAAGTGATTTCCCTATTATAAGGATTCCACTTTTCGTCAGTAAAATAATCTTCCATTCTTACAAGTTCACCAGGATACTTTTTATACATTTCACCCATCCATTCGTATCCTTCTATTAATTGATTAATTAAGCGCTTTTCAGTTTCATTTGGTCCTGCTGCTGGTCTTTGACCAAAATCGATATGATGTCGAACAGTTTCACCTTTACCTAGTGTTCCTAGGTGAAGTACCTTTTGTCTTTCTGCTGCTTTTTCTAAATATTGTCTTTCTAACCATTCATCTCTTACGAATCCTGTTCTCGCAAAATCCAAATGGTCTTGTTGTCTTACCGCAATCCAACTCTTACATTGAGCTGCAAAGTCTTCACGATAAAGATAATAAATCTTATCCATTGATTTAAACATTCTATCTCTGAGTTCTTCATCGACTAATTGACCAGGCATAAGTTTAAAACAACATGAGTGTCCTTGCTCAAGTTGATTAACAAATAATTCTGTTGATTGTAAGCGTGTCTTTTCTTCGTCTGTACAATCTTCAAAGTAATTTACGATTTGCCATTGTGCTTTTGCTGCACCTAGTCCATAAGGTCTTGGATAGAACGTAAACATTTCACCTTTATAAGGTGCATTATATTCGTCTGCTTTTAATAACGTAAAACTGGTACTTCCAGTTCTAAAGTTTGTGACTACACATATTTTCATGTAAAAAAGTCCTCAATTGTATTTACTTTTTCGGATTTCCAACCCAGAGGTTCAATAATGTTTTCGACTGGTCCTAAGAACACTTTATCGAATTGAGTATCATAATCAATATACTTGTCGAGTCCTAATTCTTTAGGAAGTACACCGGGGAACGATATCATATTTTCACGAATAGGATTAGGCACTTTAAGATAAATGAATTTTATCTTGTCACCTGATTGAACCTTTTCGTATTTCTTATCGAGTTTTTTCTGTGTAAGGAAGTGATTGTAGAGAATACAACCACGAACATGCATTGGACATCCTTTTCTATATAGAGTTTCCTTACTCATGTATTTATTGATATTGTCTGTGCCCGAAGTTTTAGCAATATCTTCGGGAGGTAAGCTACGAAATTCATCACGGAACTTCGCAATAAATTGTTGTGTTTCTGTTTCATCACCAGACAAGATAACCTTAAAGATTTGTTTCATCTTTTCACGACATATTTCAGGTGTCGATGAGCGAACTGATTCTAAACCAGTAACAGAAACTTTTGGTTCTTCATAGTGAACACCTTCACTATTCAAAGCATTAAGGATATATCTTTTCTTTGCGATAAAGATTGAACGGTCAGTAATCTTTTCACGTTTCATAACCATCGCGTTTCGATATGCACCCATGTCATTTGCAAGTTTTTCATATCCTTGTTCGATGATTTGTTCGATTTTAGTAGAACATACTTTATCTAAGAATTCTTCACCTTGCTTACGGTCAATGTCTACTGTACCGAATACTTCTTTGATGAATGGACCAAAGTTTACGTAAATTGAATCAGTATCAATGTATACGATATAATCTTTATCTTTCGTGTTGAGTATCTTGTTGAGATAATCATTTACAGATTTTTGAGCATATCGAATACTTAACTGACCAGATGTAGTGATTGCTTCAGCCATTTCGTTAATATAGTATAAGAAGTAGATATTTGCTGTCGCACCATAAAGAGAGTTCATAGCAATTTTGATTGACATTTGAGAATTATGAAGTTGATTCATTTCTCGTTTCAGTCTTTTCTTTTCAACAGGGTCAGTTTCAACTTCGAATTGTTGTTCAACTGCAATCATTTGTTTCTTAATCACAGAACGATTATTATAGTATTCGTCAATGATACTTGGAATAATACCAACTTCATCGTTTCTAAAACAAACACCATTTGCAGCAACCGACATATTTGTATTCGTATTTTTAAACTCACTATTGAGTACCATGTCTTGTGTTACAACTTCACGTTCATTAGGAAGATATGTTTCAGGTGACATATTGTATTGCAACATTAAATGAGGATACAGAGAGTTTAAGTCAAATGATACAACCCAAGGATACATTCCTGGTTTTGGGTCTTTTACGTAACCACCAACGAGTTCACCCATACGTTGACCAGGCGAATCTTTAACTGGAGGAACAACTTTGTCAGCAATGAGTCTACGATAAATTGTAGATTCCCAAATACCCACAGTACCAAATGCATCATTATAGTTTACACCACCACCATAAGCAACAGTCATTACCAACGCGAGAAGAGATGTTTCTTCTTCCATTCTTTGAATGAGGTGTGTATCTTTTAAGTTATAGTCGAGATAGAGTTGTGGGTTTTCGTCATATAAAGCAGTCAATGAACCGTATTCAGAATAATCAAGTTTCTTTTCACCAAGAATAACATGAGCGATGTGGTCAAGTTTATATGATTCTTGTGGACCATACTTATAACCAAACTTTTTAAACGCATCCATATAGTCAATAACAGACATACCAGAAATTTTGTATGTTGCTTGAACTTTACCGAATACCTCTCTACGTTTTTGGTCAATCGATTTCCAAGGAGAAAGTTTCTTTGCGGATTCTTCACCAAGTAGTCTTATAATACGTGTTACGATGTATTGTATATCAAAGTATTCTACGTTCCAACCAGTCACGATATCTGGATAGTCAGCAGTCCATAGTTTAATAAATCCTTGGAGCAATTGAGCTTCAGTATCGAATTTTGCGAATACGATATTATCTGGGTCAATACCAGTTATCGTTTTTGTTTTATCATAATCTTTACGACCAAGTAGGAAGTACTTTTTAGACTTTGATGATTTATATGCGATAGAAGTAATTTCATTATTTGCTTGTTCAATATCTGCGAATCCATCACGAATGTCAACCTCAATATCGAAAGATACGATGTTCACATCAGCAATATTAAATCTTACTTCTTCTGGGTAATGTTCTTGAATGAATTGTGTAACGAAGTTTGTTGAACCAAATACTTCGAAACCAGCGACACCTTTATACTCTTCAATAAAGTTTTTAGCTTCACGCATTTCACCAAACTTTTGAGGATGTAGACTTTTACCACCAATCAACGACTTGAAGTCACCACCTTTCTTTGGTGTATGAAGATATAGTGTGGGTTTAAATGGAACACGATACGAGAAACGTTTACCGTTCTCATATCCTCGCCATAAAATATTCTTACCGTAGCGTTCTACGGAAGTGTAAAATGAAGTCATTGTCATAATCTACTTTTGTTAGAGGTACCATTATAACACAGGTACCGTGAAATGTCAACTACTTTATGCAGCAAGTTCACTAAAGTTTTTAATCTTATCGAACTTGAGAGATGTGTCAAATTTATCTGCAAACTGGTCTCCACGATGAGAGATAACAAATATGTTATCGTCACTGTTTAGACTGTGTAGTGTCTCAATCAAACTTTCGATACCTACACCATCTAGTGCACCATCTAATGTTTCATCGAGTATTAATAAGTTAGTGGATACTGAGTTACGTAGTTTAGCAACACTTCTCCATGCTAACATAATTGATAGAGTGATACGTAATTTTTCACCTTCACTAAAAGATGCATAGGTAAATTTATCTCTGAATCTTGAGCGTATCACTTCATTAAAGTTTTCGTCTAGTTGGAAATCAACGAATAAGTCAAATGCTGCTAAATACTTATTGATAAGTTTATTCATAACAGGAATATATTGACTGATGATTCTCGCTTTGATTCCACCGTCTTGTAGAATTGTTCTTACAATTCCTAATACTTCATGATGGTCTAATAATTCTTTACGTTGTTCTACGAGCTTTTCAAGTTTTGATTCATGTTTTTGTAGAGATGTAATGTCAACCTCTTCAACTTCACGTTCAGCATTTTCTAATTCAGTCTTCATAGACTTTAGAGCGTTCTTAGACATCTTAATCTCAGCTCTATATTCTGAGATTTTAAAGTTTACTTGTTGGATTTGTTCTTCTATTTTTGAGATTGAGTTCAGTCTGTCTTGATGTGTTTTAATAACGTCAGCAATATCAACTAAACCTTTTTCAATCTCAACTTTTTGTGTATTTCGATTCGTGGTAATTTCTTCTTTAAAATCGTGAGCAATACCCTGTTTACATGTAGGGCAATCATCATTATGTTCGTAGAAAGATAATTCTTTTTCTAATGCTAACCTATCACGTTCAAGTTCTGTTCTCTTGTCAGTAGCATCTTGGAATTTTTGTTTCTCGTCGGGTTTGTCTGATATATCATCATAAAGAGTTTTGATAATTTCATCTTGAGCATCGATGATTTTATTCTTTTCTTCGACAGCATCAATATGTACAACCATCTTCTCTTTAATCTTATCGACTTCTACTTCTTTAATCTTACGAATAGCATCGTTATTTTCTTTTACGAGTGCTATATTACTTTCAGCAACTTCTGATTTGTATTGGTTCTCATTGATATCGTTTTTATTTGAATTCATTTGGTCTTTTGCTAATAGGCCCATTGTACTAAAGACTTGAATGTCAAGTAAATCTTCGATGATTTCTCTACGTTGTTGAGCGGGTAATTCCATAAAGGGAACATACGTTGCACTTCCAAGCACGACAATCTGATTAAAGGATTTATAATTAATCCCTAGGATATTACTCTCCAAGTGTTCTTGGTAATCTCTCTTGGCCGCATCCTGGTTAATCATCACACCATCTTTATAAATCTCAAAGATGTTAGGTTTCATACCACGCTTAACCATAAAGTTATTTCCACCTGCAGTAAAGTAAATCTCAACCAACATACCTTTCTGATTGATAGAGTTAATGAGCTGAGCTTTGTTTACTTTACGAAAAGGTTTACCATATAGACCAAACGTGATTGCGTCGAGTAATGTACTTTTACCAGAACCGTTTGAACCACTAATCAATGTGGTAGGCTTATCACCTAAATCGATTTCAGTAAATGTATTTCCTGTTGATAATATGTTTTTGTATTTTACTTTCTTAAAGTTTATTCTCATTATAAATTCATCGCCTCATGATATAAATCATCTATTACACGTTTTACTTTACCCTTGTCAACTTGAGTATCGATAGATTCGATATAATCCGAAAGGAGTTCGGCAGTGTCTTTTGTTTCATCAAGTATTTCATCATCACCAATTGTTTCGAGGTTTAAGTTATCGTCAATTGCTTTTACATCAACTGCACCACATTCACTTAACCTATTCATAAACATATCGTACAGGTAAGCGTTCGTACGATTCTTAATAATGACTTTTACATAAGTGTCTTTATATCTATCTACATCGAAGTTTGCGACATCGTCGACTGTCCATTCTTCATCATCATAATCGATTTTGAAGAATACACGATTAGGATTCTCAATCTTAATCATCTCACGAGTTTCAGTATCGAAAACGTGGAATCCTCTACTACCACCATAATCAGACCAAGTCATTTCATAAGGTGAACCAAGGTATTCTACATTACCATAACGTGATGGGTGATGGAAGTGACCTGAGTATGCAGACTCAAAATGTTTAAACACATTCATATCTAAACCGTGAGTACATAAAGCACCTCTCATCATTTCGAAACCTTTTACTTCTAAGTGACCCATAAGAATATGAGCATCGGATTCTTCTACGAATTTAAGATTACGTTCAGCATTTTCTTTTGTAATCCAAGGAAGCATACAAAACTTAGTTGAACCTAATGTAAGATGTTCTGCATCATCTTGGTATAATGTAAATTGTGGATACTCTTTAAGTAATAGGTTCATGCTGTTAACATCGTTCATATTACTATAATACGTATCGTGATTTCCAATTAAAGCGTGGAAATCAATGTTTCTTTTTGCTAACTCGTCAAATAAGAATTCCTTACCCTTTTGTAGACTCACATAGTTAATATATTTACGCCTATCAAAAGTATCGCCCAAATCAAATACGGTAGTAATACCATGTTCGTCCAAGTATGGAAAAAATACTTCTTGGAAAAACTTTCTTTGAACTTCGTGGAAAACACGACTATCTCCTCTTGCACCGATATGAATGTCGGTGACGATTGCAATTTTCATACTACTCCTTGGCTGTGTTTAAATCTAACGTGACGTCTTCATCAGCCTTTTCAACTTTTACACTATGGTCTTCAGTTTGTTTCATCATAGAAAGATACTTAGCTAACATCCCTCTTTGTTTCACAATCTTACTTTTCTTTTTAAGTGCTCTTTCATACTTTACACGAGATACGACTTTATTAAAGGTAATTCCTTGAAGGTGTTCATATTCATGTAGGAAACATCTCGCTCCATAACCTTCAATCTTACCTGTTTGTTCTTGCATATTTTCGTCAAACCATTTTGCGATTACGAATGATGGTCTTTTAATTTGCATGAATACATCTGGGAAACTTAAACATCCTTCAACTTCGTTGACTTGTTCTTCGCTGACTGATACGATTTCTGGATTGATTACCATAATCGCGGTCTCAGCATCTTCTCCCATAACAAATAGTTTATAGTCTAAACCAACTTGACAAGCACTGAGTCCTAAACCCTTTTTGCTTATCATAAGTTCGACCATATCTTTCTTTAATTGAACTGCATCAAATCCTGGATTCTCAAGATTGACTTCCTCAAGTTCCTTCGCCAAAATTGGGTCTGGAAAATATACTAACTTCATAATTTACCTTCTTCTCTCATTTGAGCTCTAATCTTTGTCGCAGAAATATTATGTACTTCTTCTCCTAAATCATGCTCTGTAAATGTGTAACCAACTCCTCGTCCATACGATATATCGACGATGTTAGGTACTTCCAATATTAAATACTCACGACCATTCAAGTAACCGTGTTCTGCTAATCCTTTTTCAATATCATGTATGACTTGTACCATTCCAAATGGATTATCATCTTGAGTTACTGTGCGTCCTGCACCCGCATCTCCATCATAATTGAAAACGTCACGTACCATTATAACAACTTGTCCCGTGATTGTCAAGGCTTTTTTGAATAATTGTGTATGACCGTCGTGCCAAGGCTGCCATCTACCCAACATTTGAACTGTTGGTTTCTTATAATCGAATGCTTCTTCTGGACTAATCATTCCTTTCTACTCCATAGTTTATATGTTTATACCAAACTCTCTCATGCCAATAATACAGAATCATTTTGGTTGCAACTTCGATTGATGCAATCCCTGCTGCCCAATCCCATTGACCTGTAATTAACCATGCGATAAGAAAAGTATCAGTGGTTGCTAATACTCTCCACGTGAGTGTTTTCGCAATATGTCTTTTAGCACTTACTGAGCTTGCCATTTTCTAAATGCCCTTTCTAAGATTGGTTCTAACTT